GGGCGGCTCCGAAATCCTCCTCATCGGCGGCGGTAACTCGTCCGAGGCTGACCTCGTGACGGCCGACGGCCTGACGTACAACGACATCCTCTTCATGGGCCAAGCCCTGAAGCCGATGGGCGGTCGTCCCTGCGAAGTCGGCACCGTTCGCGGTTCGCCGGTCATGAAGTATTGCGTGGTCGGCACGACGCCCGGCCTCTTCTCGCTCAAGCAGGACTCCGACTACAAGCAAATCCTGCGCGAAGCCGGCCCCCGCGAAAAGTACGACGAGAATCCGCTGTTCGAGGGCGGCTACATGGAGTTGGACGGCCACATCATCAAGGAGTACAACCCCATCGATCCGGACGGCTACGCTTGGTCCGGCTCGTGGTTCAACGCCAAGGCGTTCCTCGGCGAAGAGATCACGGCTGGCACGGCGGCGTTCGCGATCAAGGGTGGTGGCTCCGCTGCCGCCGCTGCGAAGACGAACATCGACTACTTCCGGTTCTTCCCGAACTACGCCTTCGAGTTCACGCCCGGCGACATCTATGTACCCGGCTCCACCGAGCAGTACCTTCTCATCGTCAACCCGCGCTCCGGCACGGGTGGTGATGGCAAGGTTGGCATGTACGCCTACACCACGGGCAACAATGGCAACCAGATCACCATCACGAAGCGCCTCGCGTCCGTGCAGAATGGTCCGGTCGCCCTTGCCACCGTCGGCAACGTCACCTGGAACACGGGTGTCTGGGCTGGCAAGCACACGATGGCTCACCCGATTGGCGCGACCATCGTCCTCTGCAACGCCAACGGCGTGCCGATTGGCGACACGGTGATGATGGGCGCGATGTGCATGCTGCGCGGTTACGGTAAGTACCGCAACAAGCGCACGCAGTGGATGGTCGATGGCGACTTCGAGCAGCGCAAGTACATCACGACCGTCTTCGGCCAGCAGCTCCGGAAGAACGTGAACGGCAAGTATCCGGGCTACGTCCGGCTGCGGCATGCCCTCCGTTACCCGGAACTCGGCCTGCCGACCGTGACCTGATTCGGGAGTGCGTGTTTCATGCGGGTGCCGGAGCAATCCTCCGGCACCCTTTCCCCTTTATGTCGAAACTCATTATTTGGGTCAGTGGACGCCCGCAAATCGACGGGCACGTTAAGCGCGAGTTCAAGTGGAGCGAGGCTCACCGTCTGTTCATTTACGAGGGCAGGGAATTCACCGACGCAGAATTCAATGCCAAGTTTGAGCGGGCATGGGCCACGAACGACGACCTCCGGCCTCGGGCCAAGGTTGTTTCCACCAGCACATCATCCGCCGCCGAGCCCACCGTGGACGAGGCTGTGGCCACCCTGCAAAAACTCGCGCCCGAACTCCTGAAGAAGAAGCCTGGACCCAAGCAAATGCTGGAAGTCGTCGTATGAAGCTGAATGTCCCTCACGATTGCCCAAGTACGCAATGACCTGCTCTCGAAGCTGGGCATCGAAGATGCCACGCTCGCGCCAGCATTGGCGTTGCAGGATGTTGTGGTGGCGATCAACGGGGCGATGCAGTTCTTGCAGACCGCCGGAGAGCGGTTCTTCACGCAGACTGAAATTGAGGTGACGCTGGGGGCGGGCACGGGGTCGTACGTGATCTCCGCCGCCGTCCAGTCCGTCATCGCACCGGTCAGGTTGAACGATGCCATCCCCCTGCGGGCTCTCACGAGTCGTGGGGAACTGGATCAGTTCGACCGCATTTTTCTTGGCGGCACCGACTACGGCTCCAACTACGGGACGCCGGTCGCCTACTGGCCGGAGTTCACGCGGAACGGCACCACGGGCGACATCGTGCGTATCACGATCTGGCTCGCCCCTATTCCGGCCGCTGACGGCACGCTGAACGTGCAGGTCATCAATGACGCCCCCTCGTACGCGGTGGCGGACCTCTCTGGCTCCACCGTGCTTCCGGTGGCGCAGAACTACACGGAGGCGATCTTCCTCCCCATTGCGCGCATGCTGGTTACGCGGTCGAGCCAGTTCAGCCGGCCGGACCTGCTCGCGCAACTCACTCAGGACTATGAGCGCGCGATGACACAGCTCGCGCAGAACGGCGGATTCCCGCCAGCCGAGACGCCGGTCCAGCCGCGCGCCACCCAAGGATAACCGATGCAAACCCAAGCCGGCAAAGTCTCCTTGGTCGATGGCCAGCAAAGCTACGTCATCACGTTCCCGATTCCGTTCGCGGTCGTGCCGACGTCGTTCCTGCCGTCGATTTTCATTCCCGACAACGCGGGTGAGGTGCTGGCCGTCAGCGTCGATCTCTCGACCCTCACCCGGACCGGCGTGACGGTCTGGCTGTCCGCGCCGCCCAGTTCCGCCAGCGACGGCGGCTACGTGTCGTGGCGGGCCTCGAATGTCCCGGTCGGATTCCCAACACAGGCGGGGCAGGTGGCCGGCAACACGGCGCTCGTGGTCGGGCAGCAGAGCTACCAGATCACGTTCCCGATTCAGTTCGCTTCCATCCCGACCAACTTTCAGGCCGCGGTGCAGATGGTCGATGACTCGGGCGAGGTATTCTACGCAAACCCCGACCTGTCCACGCTGACGCCCCGTGGCGTCGTGGTTTATCTTTCCGGCACCCCCACCGCCGCCAGCGCCGGCTCACGCATTAACTGGCTCGCCGATGGCCAGCCCGTGCAGGCTGCTATTCCCGACGCGAGCCTGACCGGGCGAGTCCCGCTGGCTTCCGGCGAGCGCAGTTACGCGGTCCGCTTCTCGACGCCGTTCGCCGCGGTTCCGACGTCCATTGCGCTGACCGTGATGATTCCGGGGTCTTCCGGCGAGGTGCTGGATGCCTCGGTGGATTGGTCTTCGCTCACGGCGGCAGGCTTCACGATCTGGCTGAACGGCGATCCGACGGACGCCAGCCTCGGCGGGTTCATTAACTGGACGGCGCAGGGCACGCCCATCACCACGTCCAGTGACCCGACGAGCATGACGGTGGTGCAGTTGTTCCACCGCATGGCGAGGCGGGCCAAGGGCGGCGACTTCACGAAGCTCTCCATGACGGAGCAGACGGACCTCGTGGAGTCTGCGAACGCGGCGCTCCAGCGGCTCTACGATGCGCTGCCGGCGTACTTCCGCGAGCTGACCGAGGGGTTCGTTCTTCCAGGGCCGCTGGCGCTCACCAACGTGGACGTGATTCAGCACTCGAAGGTCGTTCCGCCGAACACCTTCACGAAGGCGCAGATTGGCTCGACCGTGCGGCTGGATGGCGATCCGCAGTGGAATCAGGTGCTCAACACCGGTTCGCTGATGAACCCCTACATGGGCGCAACGGGCAGCGTGGCCGGCACGGTGTACGGCGACGCCATCTACTCGGACATTCACCCGCTGGATCGCATCATAGGGAATCCTCGGTTCTCGAATCAGGGGATTTATCCGATCAATCCGATGAACGCCATGCGCGGCTACGGGCAGGCACCGTGGCTGTACCAGCAGAGCATCGGCGTGCCGCTCGCGTGGTGGGTGCAGACTTTCGGGGCATCGCAGGGTCACGAGCCGTTCGTGGTGCTCAAGTTCGCGCCGCTCCCGAATCAGGCGTACCCGGTGAACATCCGCATGGGGTTCTGGCCGAAGCGGCTCACACTGACCGACTATCAGAATGCGGCGACGGTCGTTTGCCCGCGGCAGTTCATTGAGCCGTGCCTGCTCCCACTCTGCATCGCCGAACTCCAGTCTACGCCCATCTGGGAGAGCCGGTCCGCGCAGGACGACGAGCGCGTACAGAAGCGGGCCGACGAAGCCATTCAGTATCTCGCTGACCAGACGGCTCAGGTCGGCGCACCAAGCAACCGCGTGTTTACACCTATAGGATTCTGATAATCAACAACTTACTACCATGAGCAATCGACTTTACGGCAGCAGCCCGGCCACCGCAGCGCAGATGACCCTCGACATGAACGGGAAGCTCGGCGGCATCCTCATCTCCAACACCGCCGTGGTCACGGGTCGGTTTGGGATCATTCAGGCTCTCGCCGATGCGGTCATCGCCAGCATGACGAGCGTCGCGCCGGGGCTCATCCAGACGAACCTCGATACGGACGGAGTTGTGACTGCCGTTCCGCTCCCGGCCGGGGCTGTCATCACGGGCAATATCACTTCCATCCAGCTCACCTCCGGCACCGTCCTTGCCTACAACGCGCCATGAAAAAACTCATCTTTGCGGCCTTCCTTGCCTGCGCGACGCTCGCGCTGGGGCAACCCACGACGCCGATCAACAACGCCCGCTTCACGGGCAATAGCACGGTGCTGAGTGGAGCGACGCTCACAATTGCATCGGGCGCTACCATCGTGGCGGAAGCGGGCTCCACCGTGACCGGCTTCGGCGGCGGAGGTGGAGGCTCCGGCACTGTCACGTCCATTCCGGACGGTAGCACGAATGGCGTCACATGGACCGTGGCGACCCGCACGACTACACCGACGTTCACGTTCTCGCTTGGGACCATTGTTCCGACTTCGGTGAACGGGCTCACGATCAGCACCACCACGGGCACGCTTACGCTGACAAATGCGAAGGTATTCTCCGTATCCAATACGCTGACACTGGCTGGCACGGACGGCTCCACGCTGAATGTTGGTACTGGCGGAACGATTGCGGCGGTGGGGTACAGCGGGAGTGCGGCCGACATCACCACGGGGAATCTTTCGGTGAGTCGGCTCAATGGCGGTACATCGGCTTCCTCGTCCACGTACTGGCGAGGCGATGGCACGTGGGCTACGCCGGGCGGCAGCGGGAACGTCACGACAACGGGTGCGACTGCTAATGTCGTCATGGTCGGCGGCGGATCAACGGCGATTGTCCCGCTGGCGTCCATAGGCAACTCCGGCGCACCGCTCCTGTCTGCTGGCGCAGGCGCTCCTCCGGCATTCGGCGCGCTGAATCTGGCGGGCGGCTCCAACATCATCACTGGCAGCTTGCCGGTAGCGAACCTCAACGGGGGCACCAGCGCCTCCTCTTCCACGTACTGGCGCGGTGACGGCACGTGGGCGACGCCGGCTGGCACGGGCAATGTCATTGCGCTCTCTTCGCTTTCAGGAGACTACGTCCCGAAGGGTAACGGCACGGTCGGCCTCTCCGACTCCATCATCCAGTCGAATGCCACGACGGTGACGATTGGCGCGGCCGGCGTCGGCAACATCATCGCGAATGTCGTCACGCTCCAGAACCTCACGGTGACGGATCTGAATGCGACGAATTTGACGGTGACAAATCAGATTCCAGTGGCGGCTGGTGGCACGAATCTAACGACGATCACCGCCAACAATATCATCACCGGAAACGGCACAGGAACACCCATCCTCATCGCGCCCGGCACAAACGGGAACCTTCTGGTCAGCAATGGTACGGCGTGGGCAAGCGCGACCCCGGCACTCTCATTTTCCGGCGCTCTTGGCACTGATGACACCTACAGCGGCCTCGCAGTCTCCGGCCTGCTCGCAGGCGCAACGATTGCCCAGTGGGAGGCCGTCTACCTCGACGGCTCCTCGACGTGGCAACTGGCCGACGCCAACGGCTCCGGAACGTACCCGGCTGTCGGGCTGGCAGTCGCAGCCTACTCGTCTACGAATCCCGCCGTGGTGGTTTATTCCGGCACGGTGCGCAACGATGCGTGGTCGTGGACGCCCGGTGGAGTCATTTATCTATCCGCCACTGCTGGCGGCTTAACGCAGACCGCTCCATCCACGTCTGGCGACAAAGTACAGCAAATCGGTCGCGCGCTCACCGCCGACATCATCCTCCTCAACGTCAACAGCGAGTACCTGACCGTACAATGAAGCACTTCATCGTCACACTCTTGGTCGGCTTCTGGCTGCTGGGGCCGCATGCGTTCGCGGACGTGAATGCGAAGAACGGCATCAGCATTACGACCGCTTCGACCATCAACGGCAAGACGCCAAATTCGGCGTTTAACGGGCTGACGATTGTCAGCGGTGGAGGCGCGTCGTTTTCAGATAATTTCAATCGGTCTGATCGTTTTCCCATTACTCCCGATTGGACAAATGGTTTTAGCGGATGGGGAGATTTTGGCATCAACACGAATAGAGCGCAGGGCGGCGGAATAAACTCTCTCGCCGCCGTTGCCGTTTCGACGGTCACATTTGCCGCGAATCAAAGCGCGCAGGCGACTTTAGTCGCCGGCACGGTTGATTTTTGTGGACCTGTTGTTCGCGTCCAATCGGACGGCAGTTGCTACGCGGCGTCATCAATTGGCGGAGGCCAGATGCGCATTTATAAATTTACGGGTTCTACGCCAACGACGCCGTTTTCTGACTTTACTGCAACGGGTGTTGCAGGCGATACGCTGACCATAACAGCAAGCTCAACCGGAACAGTAACGCTAGAGTTGTTTCATAACGGCGTCTCGCTCGGCACTAGAAACGATTCATCGTCTCCGTATAATTCCGGACAACCTGGGATGTGGGCTGGTGCTTCTATATTCTTGGAAGATTTCGTTGCTGTTGACCTATGAAAACCGCTCTTATTTTTCTGGTGTTTGCGTGTGCTTCGTTTGGCGCGCTCATTCCTTCAGATAATATTACTTCTTGGACACCGGGCGTGAACACGGGCGTGCCGGGAGGGATACCGGCTAGGCCATCCGGCGCGGGCACGCTGATAGACGTGACCGCTTCGCCTTACTTCGCCGACAACACCGGCGCAACCGACGCACAACCCGCCATTCAATCTGCCATTGCCGCGTCGGCCCCCGGCTCTGTCATTTACCTACCGGCAGGAACGTATCGGTGCGATAGTCCCATCAGCATTCTAGAGGGAGCGGGTTACACCAACCGCGTAATACGCGGCGCGGGTGCTACGCTTACGAAAATTGATTCGAGGACATACACTGCCATCTCAATAGGCACGGCGGACAGTCTAGGCCCGCCTGTGTTTTATACCTACGCCGATATTACTGTTTCGGCGGGCCTGACCCAAGGCTCCACGCAATTGACCGTTGGAAATTCGGCAGGTTACGTGAATGACGCACTTTTAGTAATGGTCGGGCAGAATAGCGCGAGCATTCCTATGGGGAGTGTCTATCAAGACAATTACAACATGCGGCAGGTTAGCAAAATCACAGGCAGGCCAACTTCCACCACTGTTACTTTTACGCCGCCGTTGATTCATGATTTCGGCGGCGGGTCTTTGACGGTTTACGGTTACACGGGCGCGAACGGTGCTAAGGCATACTCAATCGGAATTGAAGAATTGGAAATAGACATGACTAATTCGATGGAAGCGTCGATTAGCGGAATTGTTGCGAATCAACTTAGAGATTCATGGATTAGAAATTGCACATTCACGGGCATTGCGAGTTATCCAATCAACGCGGCTCAATGCGGAAATTTAGAGATAACCGGAAACAGAATAAACCCAGCTAGGTCTGGCGGGTCCAACCGCGCCGGAATGCTTTTCGTTGGCGGGTCTGGTCACTTGGTCGAAAATAATATCCTTTTGGAGTGGCAACCGTTGATTGAAGTAAACGGCGGCACTGCCGGAATGTTTGTTTCGAGAAATTATGCCGTAGGGTTGAACGCGTTTGGATTTGATACCAATCACGCGCCGGGGAACAAACTGAATTTGTACGAAGGAAATTTTATAGACGCTATGATGTGCGACGGGTATTTCGGTGGAGCGTCTAACGATACTTTTTATAGAAACTATAACATAGGTCCTAGTTCGTTAAAGCGAATGACTAGGAATTATGTTTTTGCCGGAAATTTCCTGAATCAGCAAATCGTTTCCGGCGACCCGAATATCGGAAACACCTCGTTTACCGGCACGGCGGATTATCCGGGAACTCCGGGATTAGATTGGGGCACCGGTTACGGTTTGGCCGGTACACTCACGACGAGAAGCGGCGACAACTCTGGCGTTATCACAATGACTTCATCCGTTGGAAGCATTGTAGTCGGAAGAGTGATACAGGTTTCTTGGGACGGTGGTTGGCAAATTCAGAAATATATGGAAGTGACCGGAGTGAGCGGATTGTTGCTCACCGTCGGGCCGCCTCCTAACGGTATTTTTGTAGGCCCCGCTTTCCCTACTGCCGGAACCGCAATCACACTCGGCGCTGGTGTGGAAGGTTTTCAGGAAAAAGACTTGGGCGTTGCCCGCACTCTCACGAAAAAGGGGAATCGCTACCTCGACGACAATTCGTTTGATTCGCTAGGCGGCGATACGCTTGTCGATTCGTTGGTCTATTCCGCCAAGCCGCAATGGATGCTCGATGCTGAAGCGGCAACGGGACAGACCTTCAATCTCGCCGCTTGGGACCCGGTTACTCCTGTGACTCCCGCTTCTAATAGGGCGGCGGCGGAATTGATTCCCGCGGGGTGGAGGTATTACAATCCGGATGGTATTATTTCCACCGCCACCGTGACAAACCTCAACGTCGGTACTATCCGCCTCGCGCCATGACCGCCAGAGCCGTGCGCAGCGATGTTTGGCGTTGGGTGAAGCACTTTTTCTACGGTGCGTTTGCGAAGTCGTGGAACGGCGCGATTGCCGGCGTATATGGCTTCGTCGGCGTGGCCACTGGTTCCGCGCTGGACCCGCAGAAAATCCAAGCCCCAAACTGGGAAATGATCCTCTATATTTTTGGAGTGTCATTCGCGATTTCGGCGATAGGATACTTCAAGGACCACCCGCTGCCGCCGTCGCTGGGCTCTCCGCCGCCATTCCCATCTTATGAACGCCCAACTCCGTAGGGTCATTCTGCTCATCGCCACGCTCGCCTTGGTGGGCTGCGGTACAGCCCCGCAATCCAGCCTTATCCAGCAAGCGATGGACCGCCTGATTCCGCCGGGGTTCGCCGGCTCCACCTTCAGCGGTGGCTACAAAATCCCGATGTACCTGAGTATCCAGATCGAAGTGCAGGGCTTGGCGCGCACGCCGGCTGGATGGACATTCACCTACGCCGAGTACACGCGGGACGGACCCGCGATGTCGTACGCGCATTTCGCGCTCGGTAAACGCTTATGAGTGGATTTGCAACACCTTCGTCTTCCGGATTCCCGGTAAAAAAAG